ATGACGAAGAAAAAAGCACATAAACCTGGTTCAGCGACCATCGCGCTTAACAAGCGCGCCCGTCACGAATACTTTATCGAAGAAGAGTTCGAAGCGGGACTTGCCCTGCAAGGCTGGGAGGTTAAATCCCTGCGCGCAGGAAAAGCCAATATCAGCGACAGCTACGTCCTTCTGCGTGACGGAGAGGCATTTCTGTTTGGCGCTAACATCACGCCAATGGCCGTGGCCTCCACGCATGTGGTGTGCGATCCTACCCGTACCCGCAAGTTACTTCTCAACCAACGCGAACTGGACTCATTGTACGGTCGCGTCAATCGAGAAGGCTATACCGTAGTGGCGCTCTCCCTGTACTGGAAAAATGCCTGGTGCAAAGTGAAAATCGGCGTCGCCAAAGGTAAAAAACAGCACGATAAACGTTCAGATATCAAAGAACGCGAATGGCAGGTGGATAAAGCACGTATCATGAAAAACGCCCACCGTTAAACCTGCACTCCAATTATTGACCAGTTCCTCACCGCGCCTCCCTCTCCGGCGGCGCGAATGAACATCTTATTGGCTATCACATCCGACACAAATGTTGCCATCCCATTGCTTAATCGAATAAAAATCAGGCTACATGGGTGCTAAATCTTTAACGATAACGCCATTGAGGCTGGTCATGGCGCTCATAAATCTGGTATACTTACCTTTACACATTGGGGCTGATTCTGGATTCGACGGGATTTGCGAAACCCAAGGTGCATGCCGAGGGGCGGTTGGCCTCGTAAAAAGCCGCAAAAAATAGTCGCAAACGACGAAAACTACGCTTTAGCAGCTTAATAACCTGCTTAGAGCCCTCTCTCCCTAGCCTCCGCTCTTAGGACGGGGATCAAGAGAGGTCAAACCCAAAAGAGATCGCGTGGAAGCCCTGCCTGGGGTTGAAGCGTTAAAACTTAATCAGGCTAGTTTGTTAGTGGCGTGTCCGTCCGCAGCTGGCAAGCGAATGTAAAGACTGACTAAGCATGTAGTACCGAGGATGTAGGAATTTCGGACGCGGGTTCAACTCCCGCCAGCTCCACCAAATAAATCAAGGGGTTACGTGAAAGCGTAGCCCCTTTTTCTTTGGTAGTGGCGGCAAAATGGCGACAGACTTTTGCGTCCATCTTGCCTGTCGCCATCTTGAAATCATGCAAAGAGGTTTCACATGGAAGAACTTCACTTTGTTTACATCAATGCAAATGGTCGTATCGGTGTTCACTCTATACAGAGCATCAGTTATAGCGAAAATCATATACAGGGCATTTGTAAGAACACCGATCGAATAAAAACCTTCCGAAAAGACCGCATTCTTAAACAGTACGATTCACCAGAACAAGCCATTCAGGAGTGCGCGTCATTCCTCCCCGAAAACTACTCACATCTCACCAAGCAGTCTGGTCCGAAAAAAAAATACATTCGATGTATGTTTCACCGGATTTAAGAAAGCAGATAAAGAAAGATTGGTTGATAAGGCGAATGAACAAGGATTAACGGTAAGAACCTCTGTAACCCAAAGCCTTCAGATGCTCTGTTGCGGTTACAATGCAGGCCCATCAAAAGTATCGGCAGCCCGGATGAAAGGCACAATCATCATAGATGAGCCTGGCTTTATACATTTTCTTGAAACGGGTGAGATCCCAGATGAATAAAAACCTGCCGTAGCAGGTTCTCTTTCTCAAAAATTCATATGCCCCTGACCACCTGGCAATGGATGTGGAGGAGCAGTAGCAATCAGTGCGGGTGTCACAATAAACCGGACCACTGTTTCATGGGTAACAAAAGTGCTCCCGCAGTTAATATTTTGGCACTGGCAGTAACGCTCTTTGGTGCTTTCAGTTACTTGAAAACTGCTCCTTGTGTGTGCCGCATGACCACACTTTGGACAATTCATCATATCCAGATCCCTACCTTTGCTATCAGAATCATTGTAATGATACACAAAATATCAATATTGAGAACACTTTATTCCATTTCAAGATCATAAATCTTCACTTCGAGTTCAATACTGGTTGTAAAACCGTTATCCGGGCTGACGGTATGTGTCAGAGTCGTAATGGTCCATTCCGCATCATCTATTGGCTGTTTAAAACCACTGACCTTCACAGGCATTTCCGTGTAGAGATCTGCCCGCCCTTCCGCCAGTTGTAGCGAGAATGACGCAACGCCACGTTGCAGGCGTTCCCACTGCATTTTCGCTGCCCGTTCAGCGTTGCTCCGGTTGGCATAAGTGCGATTAAGTACCAGCACGTTTTCATCCGTCCCCACCAGGTAATCGCCCTGCTTCGCTTCCGGCTCTTTCTTCTGCTTCTTAGTCCTGCGCTTACGCTTCACCGTAGTGCTTTCTTTCTTCGCGGGTTCGCGGGTATGCAACCAGCTGGCAATTACCCCCGTGTAAGCTCCGCGATCTGCCAGGGTAAAGCGGTGACTGTCGCCGTCCTTACGTGTGATAGTAATCACCGGCAGTGGTTTACCGCTGGCGCTTTTGCCCTGTCCCTGCCGGATGAATAACAGATTGCCATTTTTCACCGATGCAATGGCACCGTACTGGCGCGCCAGCCGCATCAAAAAACTGCCGTCACTCTCATTAGTCTGGTCTATATGCTCCACGGGCTTATCCGACAGGTCTTTACCCAGTGCCATCTTCAGCTTGTGCCGCGCGGCTATTTCCTTCACCACTTCCCCGATGGTGGTGTTATGCCACGATTTTTCACGGCGGGTATTCAGCGTTTCCCGAAAATCAGCACTTCGCGCCCGGATAGTCAGGCGGTCCGGTGCGCCAGTGTGTTCAATCTCGTCCACCGTGAATGCCCCTTTCGGGAAAAGCGGCTGCCCCTTCCAACCCAGCGCCAGCGTAATGACCGCACCACGGCGCGGCAGCACGATTTTTCCGTCGACGTCGTCCAGCTCCAGATCAAGCTGGTCCGCTTCAAAGCCCCGGTTATCCGTCAGCGTAAGCCCCATCAGGCGTTTGTCCAGCACAGTGGTGATATCCTTCCCCTCAATACTGATGCTGAATGCGGGAGTTTTGTTGCCTTTGTTAAGCAGTTCAGAGCTGAAATTCACGACAGCAGCCCTCCCACCGTTTTACTGATATCGCTTAAGGCAGACGTTGCCGTATCCTGCAAATTATTCAGCTGCGCACTGAGATCACCGAACATATCGGACAGGGATTCATCCACCCGTTTGAGCGACAGGGTAAACTCAATCCGGCGCGGCATACCATCGCGGAAAAACTCCGTTTTAGTCTGATTCAGTCCCTCAATCACATACATGCCGTAAATCGTGCCGCTGCCTTCAATCAGGGGCCATGCTTTTCCCTGTTCTGCCATTTGCTCCAGAGCCAGCAACGACAGCCTGCCGCCCGTTATCTCCGGCATAAGAACACCAGAAAGCGTCAGCATGTCGTTGTCCGGTCCCAGAAACTGCGTGGACGGACGACGGTTTACCCGGCTGTTTGCCGCATGTCGCCAGCTGCGTTGATACTGCAGTTCCTGATACGGAACGGTGCGCAGCATAAACACGTACAATCCCAGCACCATCATCATGCGTCGTATCCCCCCTGATCGCTGTAGTTACTCCTGGCTTTTGCCTTCAGCCTGCGTTCACGTTCATCAAGCTGGCGTGCCACCTCCCGCGCAATATCCTGCGCACTTTGTCCTGGCTGCGTCTGAATGATGATCTGCGTCGGTGCCTCAATCCGGTGAACGGGCGGCACAGTGGCTGCACGACTCACCATCGCTTCGTCGCCTTTCGCGGGAAGTGCCAAAGGATGCAACGGTGGAAGCTCTGCAGGCGCGGCAGCAACGCCCATCATTCCGGCAACAACGGCAGCCAGTGCAGCTGTATTTCTCCGGCTGGTCACATTTGCCGGGCCGTTAACAATTTCCGGCCCGTTTTCACCGACGATGCCAAACTGCCCGCGCGGGATATAGCCGCCGCTGTCATACATCCCCGCAAAGCCATATCCCCATGACGGAACCCCCCCCGATGGCATCATCACTTTACCGTCTGCATTCACCGTCGCAGGTTGCTGACGCGTCACTCTTTCCGGCAGTTTCGCCTTTGCAGCCTCTTTACTGACAATGCCGAGTTTCTCCAGCAACCAGGAAACGCCGGATTTCAGGGAGTCCAGCGGATGCATGACCATATTCAGCCCTTCCGCCAGTGCCTCCCCGAATCGCCGCCCCATTGCCGCTGCACTCTGCAGTTCGGCAGAGGTCGACTTAACGGGCGTCAGCAGATCAGTAAACCAGCCCCACAGCGCCTGTACTTTGTCGCCAATCCACTGGAACACGGGCTTAAGCGCTTCGAATGCTGCACTGACGGGACCTGCCGCCGCTTTGAATCCTTCCACCACGCCACCAAGAAATGCGGTGATGGGTTGCCAGTATTTCCAGACAACCAGCGCCACGCCCGCCAGTGCAGTAACCACAAGACCTATCGGACTGAGCAGAGCACCTAACAGACCAGATACGGCATACAGGGCAACGCGCAGCATCGCCAGTGGACCAGATGCCAGTACTCGCAGCACCGTGCCTGCGGAGGCCAGTCCACCGCGCAGTACCGCCAGAGGATTCATAAACATCACAGCAACAGCACGTAAACCGGATAATCCAGACCGCAAAAGTGCAACCGGCGCACCTGCTACAGTTTTCAGGACATTTCCCGTCAGTGATGCCGTGCGGCGCAAAGACGACAACGGCGCAGTAAGTAAACCTGCGGCGTTGCCCGATGAAGCAAGCCCGCGTCGCAGCAGTGCAAGTGGTGCGCCAGCCAACCAGGACAACGCGCTGCTGGTTCGCGTTACTGCTGCCGTAACGGAAGGTAACGTTTTGATACCCAGCACAGAGAATCCCAGACGGATGACTGCCAGCGGTCCCAGCACAGCAGCCAACACCACAGCCAGGGTGCCGAGGCCCACAGTAACAGCAGCCACAACCGCTGCTACTTTCATCAGTGTGCCCGTCAGTTCAGGGTTAGCTTCCACCCAGCGACGCAACGCCCCCGTGATGCTTTTCACCGTGTACAGAATATCCATCAGCGGCTGGCGCAGCGTTTCGCCCAGGCTGCTGAAGGTGTTCTGCGCTCCGGTTTTGACCAGCAACCACTGCGCAGAAAGTGAGTCCTTGTTAATGTCGGATTCTTTCTGCATCGAACCGAGCGCATCATTGCCAGCTGTCAGTTTTAGCTGGCGCTGCAGTTCCGGCAGGTTGTTTGCCAGTTTCGCCGCATCATCGCCAAACTCTTTACCAAACAACATGGTCATGGCAGACAGGCGCTTATCCTGCGGCAGTGCGTTCACCTTCTCCAGTACGCGCTGGATAGTTCCCATCGCATCCTTCGTCATCTGCTTTTCAATCACTTCAGGATTGAGTTTCAGCAGATTCATTCCTTCAAAGAAACTCTTGCTTTGCATGGTGGCAATGGACAATTCACGCACCATCGCGTTGGCAGCACTGGCAGCGACCTCCGGCGCAGCACCCAGTGTCAGGAAGGTGGAACCCAGCGCCGCCGCTTTACGATAATCCAGACGATCAGCCACACCGCCCAGGCGTTGCATGACATCAATGATGTCTGCCCCTTTCGACATAGCGTTATCATCCAGATAGTTCAGCGCATCACCGAGCTGTTCAATATTGCGGGTTGGTATTTTGTAGAGCTGGGCGATTTTCCCCAGACTTTCTGACAGTTCATCCGCTGGCAGCTCAAAGGCTGTTGCCGCCTTTGCTGCCGTACTGGCGAAGGCCAGCAGGTCACGTTTCTGGTCCTCCCAGCTGTCGTCAGGGTTTGCCACATTCATGCGCGCACCACCTTCAACCAGTGCGGCGAAGTCCACAGCACCGTTTTCCATTGGCAGCTGTTCACTGGCAGCTTTGATGGCATCCTGCATTTCGTAAAAACGCGCAGTGCGGTTGCCATTATCGTCACGCAGACCATTGACCTGCTTTGCCACACCTTTCATGGCATCTTCCATGCTGGTATAGCTTTTTACCGCCGCCATCACTGGCGCGCCCATTGCCAGCCCTGCAGCCGTGGTGGTGGCTCCGGCTCCTGCGATGCGATCGCGCACTTCAAGCCGTCTTGAGTATTGTTCTCTGGCAGCGTTCATCCGTGCCTGTTGTTCACCCAGACGTTTAAGTGCTTTTTGCTGGCCCTCCAGTGCCTGACGAGTTTCTTCGGCATTTTTCTTAAGTTCTCGCTGGGCACTACTGAGTTGTCTGGTATCAATCCCTGATTCTTTAAGTGCCTGACGTTGTCTCTGGACCGCCCCCAACAAGCCGTTATAGGTCTGCTGAAGTTCCTGTACTCGTGTTTTGGCCTGACTGAATAACTTTGCCTGCGCGGCGGTTGGCCTGTTAGTGGCAGCAAATTGTGTGGCGAGTTTTGCCGCCTCTTCGCGGGCTGCGTTCAGGTTGTTGGCTGTTATGGCTAGTTGCGAGCGCGTCTTGCGAAATTCATCAATTCTGCCAGCCTGCTTATTCAGTTCTTTGAGGCTGTTTCGGGTATTCTGAATTGCGCCAGCCAGCTCTTTCGAACTGGCCTGTGCAGCACGGAATGGGCGGGTGAGTTTGTCAACCGCATTAAGAATGACCTGCAGGCGCAGGTTATTATCACTCATCGTTGGCCCCGCTTCTCTGAATCGCTTTATACCGCCATTCCAGCACTTCGGTCAGCGGCATAACGTCAGTAACGGATGGCGGCCAGTGAAAGATGGTGGCGATATCAGCCACCAGATCGTCAACCGTCAGGCTGTCGGTAAACCGGCAAGCACCGACTTCTTCAACAAAAAAGTGACAACCTCAACCGACATGGCAGTGAGATCTGCCGGGTCCATCTCTGCAATTTCCTGTGCAGTCAGTGCCGGACTGGAGATGCGGGGGATCACGGTCATCATCGCGTTCACATCCATATCCATAATGGCCTGCAGGCGTGTACCGCGCAGCGCACCGGACTGCGGTTTACGCAGCACAATTTCGGTGATTTCTGTTTTACCGCGCTTGATGGGGGTATCCAGTTGAATAGTCTTTTCAGTCTGCTTATCGCTCATTTTGCTGTCCTGTAAATTGGGTTCTGGCGCGGTATCCCGCGCCGTTCAGATACATCAGAGGCCGAGGGCGTTGCGGTGCGCTTCCATCAGGTCCACACCGTCCACAATTTCCACCATGTTGATAAGGTCCACTTCATAGAGCACCTCACCATTTATAGTCAGCTTCGCGTAGCTGTTGGTACTGGTCACTTTGGTGGTGTTGCTTTCGCCCGTCTTCCACTCGCCGGAATCCACTTCTTTGTGACGTCCACGCACCACAAGCTCCACGGCCTGCACTTCCCCGGTATCGTCACGCTGGATAGAGCCGGTAAAGCGCAACTGGATACCATCCACCGTGGCTTTGCCCATCTGCTTAAACAGCAGCAGTTCAGTACCACCAATGGAAAATTCCGTATCCAGTGCGCCGTCATCCAGCCCCAGATCCACATCCACTGCACCCGGCATTCCGCCGCCGCGATACTTCTCATATTTGCGGGTGAATTTCGGCAGCGTCAGAGACTCTACGATCCCCTGCCAGTTGTTCCCGTCGTTAAACAGGTTCAGATGTTTTAATTTGCGTGGTAAAGCCATGTTGTCCCCTTACGCGCTGACCTGGCTGGCAAAATTCACCAGGTACTGATCGGTGATGCGCTGACGCAGCATCAGATTTTCAAGTGGCGGCACTGGCGTGTAGTCATAGTCGATGGTGAGTTTTCCGGCTTTCAGCGTGTCTTTGTCATTCACCGACTCGTCCAGCCAGCAATCACCACCAATGAGATAGCCCTGACTGACCAGGCTGCGCATTTTGGCGCGGATACCTTCGATAATGTCGCGGGCCAGCGACGGGTTCAGCGGTTTGTCCACCGCCCACATATGCGCTTCTGCCATCGTGTCCATCAGTACCTGCGCCGTGCGGGTGTAGTTTTCGAAGGCAAAGAGCGGGTCATCACTCAGGCAGCGGGAACCCCAGAAGCGGAAACCGTCTTTACGGATAAGCGTGGTGACGTCGTTCTGGTTCAGCAGACCTGCATCTGTTGCCGGGCCCTGCAGATCCCAGAACACATCTGCAGAAATTCCGGTGACACCGTTCACGCCCACGTTGGACAGGCTTTTGTGCCATCCGGTCTGCTCATCAATTTTGGCGCGCAGACCAAGCGCACGGGCGGTGGCATATGCCGTTGCTTCAGCATTCAACACCGTGTCCCAGCCAGTAAAGTCAGGCCAAATCAGCATCCCTTCTCGCTGGCTGAAGTTTTCACGGTAAGTGAGCGCCTCCTGCACCGTCTTGCAGCCATACGCTGACAGGTAAGCAAACCCACGCAGGCTTTGCGCCACGCTCAGCAACTCAGTAGCTACCGCCTTGGTGTCGTGACCTGGTACACCCAGAATGCGCGGTTTCACCCCGAGCTGTGACTGGGCAGATAACAGGGCTTTCATGCCAGTTTTTTTACCTTCAGCGGTCACTGCGCCGATGATATTAGTCGTGGTTTCGTCTTCCGTTTCCCCCTGCGGCACACGCACAACAACGGTCACGGGTTTTGCCTGGTCAGCGATGGCATCCAGCGAACGGGCCAGCGTGCCGGACTCACCCGCTTTACCGCTGGCAGTCAGCACATCAGTGATCAGCACAGGTTTGTTAAGAGGAAACATTTTTGCATCGGCATCATCGCCCGTGCAGACCATACCCACGATGGCGGTGCTCACCGTGGTAATGGATCGGGTGCCTTCGTTGACTTCAACAACGCGCACCCCGTGGTGGTAATCCTGAGCCATAAGGCAGTCTCTCCGGTAGTAGAGGGGGTCTGCCTATGTTCTGGTTGATACGAGCAGGATGCACGTTATGTGGTTTGTATGAAAAATGGCACAACGGCGGATACAGGAATCCCCGCAGACGCGGGGATGTATTCAGACTTCTGGTGATAAAGGCCAGACTATATCCGGGGCATCACTTACATTAATATTTTCAAGTAACTCAAGATAATCCAGCATCGCATTAAATCTGGTTGTCTCCATTTCGTTCAGCCTGCCAAGCTGTAATTTTGATGGCCATTGTTTTTCATTAATCAGGTTGTTAGCCTCATTAATGCGCATCTGTTTCATCATTTCTGCCTGTTCCACCTGTTCCTCATGGGTCAATGGTGGACGTTCTTCCCATGATGGCTGGTTATCAGTGCCTGCAACCATTTTGTACCCTTCCCGATAACCAAGATAAAACTCCTGATAGACTGCATCACTTACCTCAATACAGTCATCCGGCCACGCATCGAGAGCATCGTAATAATCAGATTTCAGTTCACTGTTATAAAATGCATTTCTTGATGGACTGTAAAAATAACTCATCAGACCCCCTCCGCAATAAACCCAATATTCCATCCACCGTTATCTCCGGTGATGCTCAGAGTAAAGCCAGTTGCAGTAATAGCTGTAATGGCGACACCCTCAACACTCCCACCGTGTGG